AAATCTATCTATAATGGCTATTGTAGACACCACAAAGCACAAGGTGAAAAGATATGTCAAAGAAGTCTTTCCACATCTAGTCTACACAATCATGGACCAAGTAGTATGTTTGTCAAGGGGTGCCCGGGATGTCAATCTTCAAACGGGCTTATAGATTTGGTACCCATTATTAGTAATGAACAAGAGTGATATTCTACTAACATCTATTAACAATTTTTACAACGAAGAAAAGAATAAAACTACATTACTCACTATCTTAGATAAATCAAGTGGTATATCACTCCGAAATTTGGAGTGGTTTATTACAAACTATTCTAAAAAGAACCACACTTCTTATACAACTGGTGATGGGAAATTATTTACTGTGCATTGTGCTTACAAGTCTTCTCTAGACGGTTATAGTAAAAAATTGTTTGACCCGTTTTGTAGATCCCAAAAATTCTCGTACAAGATTCCGGGTACATCTCGTGAAATTCAAACGACATTGGCTCAATTGAATTTCATCAAATGGTGTATCAAAAACAGAGTCATTGATTATATTTCTGAAAACAAAGAATCACTTTTTAGTAAGCAATAGACATAAATCCTCGTTCAAACACAAAAGTTTGATATCCGGTATAATACATATGTAATGTATATTTATCTTGATTTATATCTACAAGCGATGTATCAAGTTTAGCTTCAAATGCAGTTTTATCTGATTGTATTTGACTGAAATCCAAGCTCCCCGATGGCTCTACATTTACAGGGTTCATCGAGAAGCTATATGTATAGATATTTCTAGTAGGTCTCGACAATCTTTTTTGTGAAGGAATGAGATACTTGTAATATACGTGCCCAGTATTTGAAATATTAGGCATTTTACTCCCATTTATGTAGAAACTCGCGTAGTCCATCACAGGTGAAAAAAATGTATAAGTTTCATCAAAGTTCACATTTGACGAAAAATTAAATCGGTTGTGCATTGGATATTCACCATCTTCTGCTGGAACGGGGTTACCTGTTGCGTCATCTTCATTTTCAAAATTTACATTTCTGAAAAACCAATGAATACATTTCACAGGAATGTTTGGAACCAAGTTGTTTCTGATTACATCTTTGCCTTCATCTGTTACGATTGATGGATGTTTTCTTACTAAATCGGTCACGAGAGTTTGTTTTTCTTTAATCATATAAATGCGCTCTTCGCCACTAACTGTAATTTCCTCGGTAATTATATCAAACGATGGCAGTTCTAGTGTTTTAGCTGTATCTGTGAAGAATGTCTGTTTGTGAAATTCAAATTCAAAAATTATTTTTTGATTAAATATTGAGCACAATGGGAAATATGGTCTATTTGGTTTATTTGTCGAATATTCGTCACTTGCATATTTTCTTGAAAAAAAGAATTGCAATGGTATAACCAAATCTGAATCATATTTAGCATAACCCGGGTTCGATTCTGATGCATCATATCCTAGGTTTCTATTTACAAGAAATCTATTTGCAACCTTTTCGGAAATTTCAAGATAAATCTCGTCATAGATAATACCCCAGTCATCGTGTATTTTCTCTATCTCAATATCATCAACGTGCATTGTAACACTTTTGAGAATATGACGCCCGAGTTGATCTGCGTAATTTTCGGATCCATCTAATTTAGGCATTTTGATACTCAGCCACATGTTACTCAAAAGATCTCCCATATTTTTTGGTTCAAATTGAACTTTAATTGTTTGATTAAAAGGCCAGTTTGCAACCTGTCCGGGGTTGATAATGTGTCTGCTTCTATGATATTTCCTAAATTCTGAATGTCTTTTATCTTCTACGTAATTAAAGAATGACTCGTCTGGTTCTTTGGAAAGCAAGTATGTGTCTTGCTTTCCAATAGCTTTAAGTGAAATCTTCGCAGCTTCACCCATACCTATCTATTGCTTACATATTTTTAATATCCATTTTCCACATATCAATGTGTGAAGTATTTTTCATAACTTCAAGTTCCTCCCTAGCCTGTTTTGATTCCTTGAGTAATTCTCTGACGCATTCTTCGGTATATTGAACAGTCTTGATGTTGAGAAGATAGTCATAGGTTCCGTTAATTTTGGGGAAAATCTGTGACAATTGTCTTTCAAGATCGTCTTTCTTACGCTTGAAGACTACAATTTGTCCTTCGATCACCATCGTCACAAACTTTGACTTGTATCCACACATCTTGGATCTGACTTCAAGTACCTTGATAAGATGTTCTCTTCTCTTGATGTAGTGATCAAGGCGAAGTTTCACAAAGTCTGTGAGAATTTCTTCGGGACTTGAGTACTTGTAGATCCCCTTCATTGGGTGGAAGAGATGCATATTGGAGGTATGGAAAGACTTTCTCAACTTGAGATCCTTGATCATGTCCTTACCCGAGTAGCCAAAGATTTCAAAATCAACATCTTCGGTTGTAGAATTGTTTGTAAAGTTTGTAATCACCTTCTTTTCCACAAGGGTGTCGAGGTATTCCTTGTAGTCTTGAGTCCATCGACCTGGTGGCAACTCGGTAATCTTGAGTCTGGAACCGGTATCTCTCCAAACACCTTCGGTAATCCAAGTACCATCTTCTTTGAATACTTTACCCTTAAATCCCCGGAACCACGGAGTCATTTCCTTGAGAGACATACCACTCAGAGCTCTCCCAATGTTCTCCTTGATATCTTTGGGGTTAAATGGTGGAACATAGCAACTGAAACCTGTACCAATACCCTCAGTTCCATTGACAAGAACCATTGGGAGGGTTGGCATGTAGAAATCTGGTTCAATGGAGCGCCCATCATCGTCCAAATAGTTGAGAATTGGATCATCTCTTGGGTCAAAGAGCTTTCGCGTCTCCTTGGAAAGTTTTGTGAAAATGTACCTCGTTTGAGAAGCATCTTTGCCACCCATGAGTCGAGTACCGAATTGGCCACATGGCTCTAGAAGATTGATATTGTTTGAACCCATGTAATCATTTGCCAACTTGACAATCGTGTCTGCGAGAGACACTTCACCGTGATGGTACGCAGACTTGTCTGCAACATACGCCGCCAATTGTGCAACCTTCATTTCATCTTTGAGATTCTTTTGGAAACAAGAATAGATAACCTTTCTCTGTGAAGGCTTGAGACCGTCTGCCATGTGGGCGATAGAACGCTTCAAGTCAGCCAAGCTGAAATTGACAAGATCCTTATGGACAAAGTTTGAGATGCTCAAGTTCTTCACATTACCATATGGAACTTCCAATTCTTTTGGATTTTTAGCGGTACTTTCGAGAAGCCAAGACTTTCTGTCATCTGCCTTCTTTTTGTCAAAGGCGAGAACAATTGATTTATCTGTCATGATGTCCATGTCAAACTTGACTGTGAGGTCTTGAATCTTCTTGAAATACTCTCGAGCTTCGGCACTTGTACTCGTACCCAAACCCTTGTAGTACTTGATCTTCCACCCGGGTTGACCATTGCCATACCAGGATCTGAAGGTAGAGTCTGTGTAGAAAGACTTTGTTTGTCCACCCTTGGAAGCCTTGATAATTGGCGTCACCATTGAGACTACAAACCCCAACTTGAGGAGACTGGGCCAGAAGTAGTGGATCATATTGAGAATGAGACCCTTGATATGGGAACCATCATTATCCGCGTCGGTCATAATCATGAGACGACCATAGCGAAGTTCTGAAACATCTGTGTATTCTTTGCCTTGTTGAAGACCCAAAATCTTCTTGAGATCATTGAACTCTTGGTTTGATGTGAGTTGTGCCACCGAAGCATCTCGAACATTCTTACACTTACCACGAAGTGGAAAGACACCGTAGTGATCTCGACCAACGACTGAAAGACCTGCGACCGCCAAAGTCTTTGCCGAATCACCCTCTGTCACAATGAGAGTGCACTTACCAGATTGTGCTGTACCGGCCTTGTTTGCGTCGTCCAACTTGGGAATACCGGTAATTTTGGACTTTCTGGCACCATCAGTCTTTTTGAGTTCTTTCATCTCCTTAAACTTTGAGAGTGCGGTGAGTTCATCACTGATGCCAGTCTTGAGAGCATTCTTCACAAAGTTCTTCGGTGGATCAAACTTACTTCCAAAG